TTTTTATAAGGACAATGTCTACATCCGGAATTACAACAAAATCCTCGTTTTAAATGAAACTCCTCAGTAAAAACATATTTACCGTCCTCAATATAAAAATCAGAAGGGGAAAGTTTTCGACTAACCCCTTCATCATTATTTTTATTTTTTTCGTTATTTGATTTCACATGCTCCACCTGCACAAGCCAGTTCACCACTTAAATCTGTGTCGTCTTGATGTTCAATAACTTTACTTAAATCGATTGAATGTAATTTAGAAAACATTCTATTGTATGTTTCTTCGTCACAATCTTCAAATGGTGCTTGAATATATGTTCCACCATCATGTGGTAATACTGACAATCCGTTGTAGTAATCTCTATTTTCCCACATCCATTCACCAGCCAATTCCCAATCTTCAGGTTTTAAACTAATCGTTGCCGATACATTGTGTGAATTTGAACCACTTCTATGACCCGGTTTAACCCATTCTTGTGTTACTTTTTTAACACGTTCCAAAAGTTGGAAAGGTGACTCGGTTCTTAAAATTGCTCCTTGTGGTGCCTTTTGTGGAACTGAAATAACTGCGGTATCATGTGGACGGAAATATTCATCCTCAACCAATTCAGGGTGATTATTTTTAAAGAAATCATATATCGACTCATTCTTTCCAACACGAATTCTACGAATGTAATAATCGTTATGCCAAGCGTGAATACCCGAAGATGTTCCAAGTGTTAACGATGTTGTTCCGGCAGGTTTTACAGTAGTAGTACGAGCCGATTTATTGATACCGATTAATTCAGCAACTCTTGTATTTTCTTCTTTAACAATTTTTGCTGATTCTTTCATATTGTACCCTAATACAACACCAGAACCAATACCCGTCATTGATACACCAATTAATGCATCTTTTTCTGTTGTACGTTTCCAAACATCTCTTAAATAATGAAAGTCAGTATAACCAGCTTGTAGTGTTCCAATGAACGCCGCAGCTCTAACACGATTATTTAAATCTTCTTGTGATTCAATGTCTGAAACATTTACCTCACATAAGTTACAGAATTGATTTGGTCTCAATGCAATTTCACAACATGGATTTGTTCCCCAATCTTTATCATTTGTTAAATAAATTCCAGGTTCACCAGCTCCCGATGCCTCAACACGTTTCCATAACTCTATGAAGAATTCTTTAGTGATTTTATGTCTAACAAGAACAGCCGAATTATTCGCTCTACCACGTTGTGCGTTTTGTTCCCACCATGCACCTGATTTACACGCAATCATTTCATGGTCATCGGCTGAGAATAATGAAATCAATGCCGCTCTTCTAATACCACCCGCCAATACAGCATCCGCAATATGACAAACCATATCATGAACCTCAATTGGGGTTAGTCTATCACCATCTTCTTTAGCACTTAACATACCTTGTAATTTGTGAAGACAATCTTTTAATGGTTGAGGGCCCGGAGCTTTACCACCTGATGTTACTAATTGAGCACCTTTTGGCCTAATATCCGAAAAATCAAATTCAGGAGTTGATAATTGTTCTCCAAAGTATGATTTCATCAATACTTTAATTGCATCTGCCCAACCTTCGATTGAATCACCAATTAAGAATCTTCTTGTTCTATTTGGATTTGGTTTTCTGATTTCAGGTAATTTTTCTACGTGATGTTTTTGTACTGAATACCCAACACCTGTTCCACCTAACAATAAAAACATTGACTCAGAAAATGCTGCAAGGTCATCAATTGGTAAGTAAGCACAGTTATAAATTCTATTTGGAGAAATCTCAATTGGTTTACCTCCAAATTGCATCGACCTCATTGATGGTAAAACTTTTTTATCATAAACATATTGGTAAACATCTTTAATTTCCTTTTTTAATTTAGGGAATTTTTTAATGTGCATGTTCATATTTCTTGTCACTAATTCGTCCCAAGTTTCTCTTCTCTGTAATTCGGGAACATATTTAGCGTACTTCATGTATACTGTTAAATCCGATAATATTTTTTGCGATTCGTCCATACTAATTAATTGTATTTTTGTTTTTTTATTTTACTTTTTTTTTAATTTTCACGATTCAAGACCTTTTGTCTTTTCATAAACGCATCTTTAGCTCGTGTAGCATTGTCTTTTTGAACATCTTCTTTATGACCAAGTAATGTACTTTGAGATTCTGTATTAATAATTAAATATCTATTATCAAAAGTACAGTTCTGCCAAATTACACCATCTTGACCAATTCTAGACTTTAATAAAGTCATGGTTGCCAAGTTATGTTCCTTTTGTTCTAAAGTTTTACCAACCGATAAAACAACGTGACCAATTTGAGCCTTCTTAATTGAACCGCCCATTTGGTCAGTAGTAACAACTTCCGATGATATCGAATCCCTGTTACCTTGAGTTGCCGTCCATATGGCGATATCAAACTCACTTGTCATCGATTCAAGACTTCTCATAATAGAACCCTCACCTTTCCATTCATCACCATTTACTGACCTTTCAGGTGTTATACAATCAACATAGTCAATAACTAAAAGGTCAATCTTTTTACCGTCAGAAATGTGTTTTCTAATTCTTGTTTTGATTTCAGAAATAGTAACAGAATCACTTGGTAATTTTACAATACTCAAAGAACCGGAACATCTAGACCTAACCTCTTCAACTTTTTGCTTTACTTCATCTTTGTTGTTTGGTTGTTCATCTGGTTCAATACCCGTCCAAATTGTATAATGTTTCCTTTTAATGTTTGATGGATTGTCTTCAAAAAATATTTGAACCACATTGAAATCGTAGTTATATGCGGTATTTGAAAAAAGTGTAAGTAATGTTGTTTTACCTGTACCTGTTGGTGCTAAAACAACACCTAACTCACCTCTTCCTAATCCTCCTTTTAACATACCATCCAATCCATCAATTCCGGTTGGTATTGGGTGTCTATTATCCTTCTCTAATACCTCATCAATATTATGAAATACATCCATAGATTCTTCGGGTGGTAATCCAACTTGCATTGCTTTCTGAATAATACCTTCAATGTTACTATATTCCTGAAATGAGCCGTTGTCAATAATCTGATTTACCCTTTTTAACTCCTTTTTTAAATTTTGTTGTTTACAAAAATTTAAAGCCTCATCCTTTACGAGAGACGAATCTTGTGTGTTGTCCTTAATACCTGATATGGTATCCAAATGTATTCTTGCGTTTTCTTGCGATTTTAACTCCAATACAATTTGTTGAGATAATGTATCATAATTAGGTATTTTACTATATTTGATAAAATGCTCCTTAATGTTCTGAATAATAAATCTAAAGGAATTGTTATCAAAGTACTTGCTATCGATTACATCAATAATTTGCTCGCCATATTTTTTGTCTTCAATAATTGATTTAATTAAGGCTTGCTGGAATGATGCTCCGAGGAATCCAAAGTTCTTTTCTGTCATGTTGTCTTTTTTTTATAGTTGGTAATTTAAATAAGTTGTTTCCAATTCCTCAGCAGATAAAATAGCAGTTAAATCTGATAGATATCTCTTCAGGCTTGGGCGAATGTCCACCGTATATCTTACTTTTGGGTGAAAGATATTAGAAGGGAACATTCTTTGAATAAATACATCCTCTCCTAGTTTTAATACTAGTAAAAAATATTCTTTTTCATCATTTTCCGCAGGTTCCACATCCTTCAAACCGTAAAAATAATCTTGATTTTCGTTCATATAATCCAAAGTTTTTGATTTCAAATCATGTGAGATTTCTTCACAAATATCTTTTAAATATTCATGTAAGTCCATCGAGCGTCTGGCTTGTGGGTTATGTTCTCTCACGTTAAAAAATCTTTGGCAAACGATGTTTTTACCTAAAGTTAATAGAAATTCGAATTTGATTGCGTCTTGATTAGTCATTGTCTTTTATTTTGATTAATTTTTTATTTTTTTCTTTTCTGGTTAGTCTTAAAAATGGATTTAGAAAGTTAATCCATGCGTCATCGGATTTTGGTAGAAGAAGAAATATTCCATCTTCCATCATCATCTTCATTGTGTTCTTATATGAACGACCTTCCGGGTCCATTATATCGTTCATGAGGGACTTTATTGAGGTTATCGACTCTTCGGTTAGGAAAGGTTCGTCAAGACTTACAATACGTTTATTTACGTTATAAAACTCCTCACCTAATACTCCGTGTTTTGTTACCCCTGTAATTAGATTCTTTATTAAATTGTTATGTTGGTCTTGTTCAAATAGAGTGTTGAATTTTTCTATCAGATTTTCAAGTGTTAATGGTTGGGTTTTGATTTCAGGAACTAATGTTATTAATCTCCTAACACCCAAATTTTTTATACCCGCAATATTATCTGACGGGTCACCACACATCATTTTAACCAATTTAATATTTTGTATTAGAATCTCCTCATGGTCATAAACAAACATATCATTTAATTGATATATTCTATTATGTGAAGGATTAAATAATTGAGTTCTTTCTGAAACAAGTTGGGTTAAATCACCATCCGATGAATAAATTAAAATTTCCTCATTTGACTTTTGTGAATAATATGCAATACAGTCGTCTGTTTCACAAAATTCATATTCACCTTGTCTAACAAATAATTCTTCAAGATATTGTTTAACCCTATTTCTTTGATTACTATATGAACCCATTTCTTCTTCGGTTCTAATTCTACTTTTCCTATTTTCTTTATAATGATGGTAGAATTTTTTCCTAGAAGCGGAACCTTGTTCTCCGTCCCAAAAGACAACGACTTTATCTAACCGATGAATGTCAATTAATCTTCTTAGTGTGTTGATGAAGTGATACTGAGCCCCTATATGGTTACCCTTATAGAAGTGGTTTTTTAATCCAAAAAACCCGATAGTTAATAAGTTGTCACCATCAACAAGTAGTACGGACATTTAATTTTTTTTGTTTATAGGTTGAAAAATTACTCACCAATTGAATCTTCTGTTTCTTCTTCTAAAACGATTTCACCCGTTCCTGAAAGAATTGCGTTCCAATATTGTGAATATTGTTTTTTGTAGTCTTCTAAAGCTTCTTTTGTATCATCAATATATCCTTGAGGGACTGCAATGATTTTACCATCTTTAAATTGAATTCCATTTACGTGGTTTTTCAAAATAGAAATTTTGGTTCTGATTGCGTATGATACTGTTCTTCCACCTTTAGTTGCTGTGATATGATTAATACCAGCCTTCTTTTGGTTTCCAAATAAGAATACCAATGAAGATGCTAACCATAATGCTTCACCACCTTTTGCTTTGATTTCGGGTTGTCCAAATGGATTATCCGGTAAATCTACCCATGGTTGGTTGATTACAATCATTGTGTTGTAATATGGGTAATCTTCTTTTTTAGATTTTGAAATCCTTGAGTGGATTCCCATTCCAATTTTGTCAGATAATGTGGATGCATTATGCATTTTACCACCTTTACCTTCAAATGTCATTTTACATGGTACTGAACCAACTGAATCCCAACAAAATAAAATTGAGTGTGGAATTTCACCTTTTTCCTGAGCATCTAAAATATCATTAATAAAATCCGTTGCTTGTTCAATGTAGTCAAAACTATCGTTGAAGATGAAGTCACCCTCCCATTCACCATCTGAATTTTTGGTTGCTTTTAATCCTAATTCTACCGCATGTTCCCAACTCCATTTTTTTTCTGTGATAATAAAAACAGGTAAATCACCTCTTTTTTGTGCATCTGCCGCCGCTAAAATCATCGCGGTTGTTTTAGATGAATTACTATGTCCTAAGAACATATTAATACCACCCATAACAGGACCCGGTAATCCACAAGCGTTTAAAAATGCGTCACCAGCAAAATAAAAGTTAGTTTCTTTATATTTTGTTTTCGTGGAGAACTTCTCTTTAAAGTTAAACTCCTTTTTTGCTATTTTTGCCATTGTCTATGTTGTATGTAATTTTGTGAATAAAAAATAAGAGCTTGGACACATTGTCCATGTAAGTGTCCAAGCTCAATTAAAATAAATTAGAACGGTAAATCGTCATCTACGTCAGCATCGTCCTGTGGGTCGACATCAACAATTGGTTCAGATTTTGAAGTGGATGGTGACATTAAAGTTGTTTCTTCTGATAGGTTTGAAACATATTTCTTAGTTTCAACATCCCATTTTGGAACTTCACCTTTAGCAATCATTTCAAGATATTCTTCTGGTTTTTTAGAATAAACATCAGCCCATGTTAACTCATCATTAATCCATGAATTTACAGTATCATTATCGTTTGATAATGGAGTAATATCTTCAGGAATAATTGATGTAATTGCGGTGTATTCTTTACCGTTACCCGCTTTGGTTAAACCAAGGGTGATGATTAAATCACGACCTTTTTGAGTATCGGTGATATCACCTTTATTTTTGAACAATGGGAAGATTTTATCTAAAATACCTTCACCCTTACTATTGTGTTTAAAACGCCAGAACTTAACACCGTCCTGTTCGTTTTCTCTGTCAATAACTTTGACAATATAAAATTTACGAGCTCTGTATTGACGAGCCAAAACCTTGTCAGCCTCAACTCCTGTCATCATTAAACCTTCATAAACTTCGTTTAGTGGAGAACGTTTACCTTCTTGTTTCGGGTCGTAAAGTTTTACCCATTGACCGTCCACTTGTAATTCGTGGTAGTAAACCTCTTTAAATGGAGAACTACCGTCTGTTGTTGGTAGAATCCTAATTCTTTTTTCACCACTTCTAGAACCCTTCGGTAATAGTGTAGTAAAATACTTTTTCATTCTATCCTCTTGGGATACCTTGTTACTGTTGCCGCCTGCGACTTGTTTGTTTTTCTCGTACTGTGCCAGTACTGATTCGAATGTACTCATTTTTTTTTAAATTTAATTGTTTAGAAATATATCTATGTAAAGTATAAACAAAAAAAGTCAGATTACAAAACCTGACTTCATTTTTTTTCAAATATTTTTTATTAACCTGTATTTTAGAGGTTAAATAACACCATGTGTTTTGGTTGGTGTCTTACTCTAATGTTAAAAGATACTTTAATTTTTGGAATAAACCTAACATTTCATCTCGAATGTTTAATAAATTTGTATCAACGGGGTCTAACTCTTCCGTAAAACCAATAAAAGATTGACATATAGTTTCAACCATTTCAAGAGGTTTCAATTCAGATAAGTTAAATAGTTCAATGGTTTTGGTTTCTTCATCTAATGAGAACCTACCGTATTTACCCATTGATTGCTCAACAAATGAATCCATTAAATCTTCCAATTCATCTCTAGTTTTAGCAAAACCGTTATGTCTAGCATATCCTTTTGTCTGCCAATGAAATATCTTCAATTGGGCGTGAATACCTAATAATAGATTTACTTTAGAATTTAAATTCATCTTCTTGTTGTTCAGGGTTAAAACTGTTTTTTATTATATCTTTTGAATAATCATCAACATCTTGTTTTGTTAAAACATAATCATTTTTACCTGATATTCTCATCTCACCTTGTTTTTGATTAAAAAACTCTTGTGGATTTTGATTAAATGGATATGAATCTAAAGAACGCAATTCAAGTTTTTCTTCTGGTGTTTTTTCTTTCATTAAATCAATTTTTGTTCCAAGTTGGTCAATTCTATCCATAACAGAATCCATTTGAGACAATTTTTGTTCCAAATCTGTTAATTTAGTAAATACACTATCCATTTTTTCGGATACTCCTAAATTTTCAGATTTACTATCATCGACATCTTTCTTAATTGATTTAGTCATGTTAACTAAATCCGTGATGTCAATTTCTTCGGTATTATCTTCTACAGGTGCTCCCATATCTGCCGGTGGTGCTCCCGCATCTACAGGTGCTCCCATATCTGCCGGTGGTGCTCCCGCATCTACAGGTGCTCCCATATCTGCCGGTGGTAATCCAGCATCCATTGTTGCGTCTTGTTCGTTTAGTAGATTTTTGGCATACTTGTTAATCTCTCTAAATCTTGCAACTTCTTCTAATAATTTCTTTTCTATTTGGTTCATGATATTAATCTTGTAATAATTGTCTACCGTCTTCGGTAATGACTTTTTTATTTATTCTTTCTACAATACCGTCTTTTGCTCTAATAATATAACATTCTCCGGTTTGGCTATCACATTCTTGTCTTTCCATTCCATCACTTGAAACGGCTTGTACGTTTTTTGGTTTTGAATAATAGTCATTCAAACTATTATTAATTTTATCCTTATTCATAGTATTTTATTCTATAAATATCTAATAAAGTGAAAAACTTCGTGAATTTACTTAATTCTAAAGTAAATAACCTGATTAGGATATAAACCTAACTCCGCCATTAAAGGTGCCGACATCGACATACCACATTTGGTTGATTTTGGTCCACTACTTATAGGACCTTGAGTTACCGTTGTACCCGTAAAAGTATAACTTGGATTTAACGTATAAACCTTAGAATTTTGAACATTAGGATTTATAAACTCGGTAACCCCTCCCCTAATGGTTACAGCGTCCACCGCAGTTAAATCAAAATGAGTACTATAGAATTTATCTTTTTGATTAATCTCAGACCATTTTAAACCATTTGCAATGTTCATAGTTGTATCACCATCTAATATATTTTCATCTCCACCAGCTTTTATAACTCTTGTTCTTAACCACGTACCACTACCTTCATGAACAAATGACGGATTGTCAATTTTTTGAATTAACTTTTCATCATTGAAACCGTTGAATGGAACCCCAAATGATGTCATTCCAACTACAGTATTCGTATTACTACCTTTTGTTATACTTTCATTGTTAATATTAATTCCACCCCTATCGGTAGCGTACGTTATATCATTTTCTCCTTTTACAACTTCATCATTTTTTGCGTTAGGTTTCTCGTCTTGTTTCAATACCGCTAATGCTCTTGACATTAATTTATCAAATAATACTCTATAACTCGAAACAAAAGAATCTGTTGGGTCGGGTAGAGAGGTGTATGGAATTCTTGTTCCAGTAAATCTTGTACTAATTGAATTTCCCCTAATGTCATGACTAACTTCAGTTATCCAATACGAACCTCTAAACATTGGAATGTTTTTTAAATAGAAGAACATTGTTGGTTGTATCATAACATTACCCATACATGTCACTTCACATCTATATGACGCTTGTTTATAATAATCAAATAAACTAACATCGACATTATATCCACCAGCCCCTGACTCTGACCTAGCTAAATTTTCTAACACAACAAAAGATTCTGATGTATTTTTTAATGTTGCTTGGTCTAATGATACCCCTTTAAAAATACCTTGGTTTTGGTCACCAAAACTAACTTCAAATGCAACTACCTTATTAACCTTACTTAAATCATTTGTTCCAAAACCTTCCAATGTTGTAACAACTAATGGATTATTATTTGCTGAACCAATAAAGAAACTATCATCGGAAAATCTATAAGTCTTACTTTCCATATCGGCCAAGTGTTTTGATGATTGACCAACTAATTGTATTATAATTTTTGGTGATGATTCCTGATAATCAACTTCTAAAAATGTCCCAAATAAATTTTTTGCAACTTTTTTAGATGGTGTTATCCTACTTTTGTTATTTACATTTGTTCCATAAAAATTAACATATGCTGGTAACGCTCTCATATCTAGTCCGGTATCTTGAATTAACATTGATATCGCACCATATAAATTACTTTTTTGGTTTCTAGGGTCTAAAAGAGGTGTAATCTTATCAATATTTAAATAAAATTTATCTCCAATATCTCTATTAGCCTTATCTAAAAATAAAAATTCCTCTAATAATAATCTTTGACCTATTGAATTACCGGATGTCCATTTATCATTAAATGATTTAAATGTATTATATTGTTCTAATTTCGTTTGACTAGTATTATATCCTTGGGATATTTTTATTAATTTACTTTCATTTTGTTTTGTTATTCCATCTCTCTTACTTATTAGTGGTAATAGTTCATTTAAATAAATACTTAGTCTTTCATCGGCACCAGCGGCACCATTTGTTACCGCTCCTGACTTTAAAATATTATCCCTAATATGTGTACTAAATCCAATATTAGTATTTAATCCTCCATTTTTTACATAACCAGCATAAATTAAAACTAATGGTCTATACCTTAAAATATTATCTTCTGTTAATCTTACATCATTTGTGGGGAAGAAACTAAAATAGTATCCATCAATATCCTCTCCAATGTATAATTTTATGAGATTTTGATTTGTAACGGTATTATCCGATGTGGAATATGGTTCAACGGAATATCTTATCAATGCATCAAATTTTCCCATACCGTAAAAAGTGTATGCGTCCATTTCTTTTGGATTCGATGAGGTAAATCTAATTATATTATCACTATCTAAAATAGATTGAGTTATTGTTTTTGCGTTTTCTTCCTGTCTATTTTTTAAATTATTAATTAATTGTTCAACACCTATACTATCATCACCCGATTGTTTTTTAACAACAGATAAATCTTTTAAGATGTATTGGAACTTATCATAAGTAACATTTCTAAACAATTGTTGTGGTATCTCATCATTTGATTTTTCAGAAGCAAAATCTAAAAACATAGATTCAAAACTATCTAAAATTTTTGGACTAAATGTTCCAATTAAATCAATTACTTTTCTGTAATTTGTATCAACAGAAAATTTATCATCGTAATCATTATTTATCAAGTCTATACTTCTTGGGTATTGAGAATATGATGCAAATGTTTTTCCCGAAAAAGAATCACTTATTGCATCATCTTGAAACCAAATTGTTCTAAAGTTATTTTGTTCAGCATCACTAAAGTTTTCAGGTAAATTTGAATTGTTATAAATACCTAAATAATTTTCATTTAAATTACCATTAGAAGGTAATAACGTATATGTTAAATCAGTTGAATTGTATTTTGAGTTATCGGCAATAACTGACCAATAATTAATATCATTTGACGGTTTGTTCTTTGTATGTAAAATATGGCCAGAGTTCGTTCTAGAGTTGTATGATGTGTTACCCGATATTATATCGTATGTTACATAACCTTTTACTATTTGATTGTACAACGCCTGATATACTGGACTAATACCAACATTTGTGTTACCAGAATGAATAACACTAACGGTTGTTCCCGTTGTTGTGTTCTCTCTTGGTGTAATACTAAATGTAGTTAGATTATTACTAAAACCCGAAACCACTGCAGTTCCCGATAATGGTGTTATTGGTGTTGATGACACAATAAAACTTGTACTTCCAAGAATACTTGTTACTATCGTATTTGGAACAAAAGAACCCGTACCCGAAGTAACAGTTACAGTCATACCGGTAATCAATCCGGTAGTTGATGGTACGGTTACGGTTGTTCCGACACTTGTAGCGCCGGATGCCGACACATATGTTGCGTTTGTTTGATTTAAATTAAAAAATAAATTACCGTTTATTGGTTGGGTGATGTTACTTGAATTTAAAAACCCATCAAGGATGTCAACACCGTCTAATAGTTCTTTCTTATACCTATGGTAGATTGAACCCCATTTTAATAATAAATGATAAGGAACAAAGTGTGTTGATGATATTTCTCTAAAAAGAGATGACATTAAAATTGTTTTATTATCAAACGTGATTTTATCGTCTAAATTTAAAAATGGTAACGAATTTAGAAGTAAGTACGCCGAACCGGCATATTTTCCATATTGTTCATCTTTATTAAAATCTGAGTATAATTGTTTATGGAAATATGGTGTATTTAAAATGCTAACTGTTGTTGTACCATCTTTATTAATCAGTTGTTTTCTGAACATATTATCCACAAATCGTTTTTCAATCCACGATTCGGGATTTGTTGGTGTCACTATAAATCCTACTGTTGAGT